AGGTGACTCTACTGACTATTCTACGTTTCACGTAATGGATATAGAGAGTTGTGTTCAGGTAGCAGAATACAAAGGGAAGCTATCTCCAAAGGAATTTGGGAACGTCCTAGTAGGAATTGCTTCTGAGTATAATGACGCACTATTAGTAGTAGAAAACGCAAATATAGGGTGGTCTACTATAGAACAGATACTAGAGAGAGAATATAAGAACATGTATTACAGTTCGACTTCGAACCAAGATACGGTTGAGTCGTATATGTCTAAGTACGAAAGAGAAAAACTTGTTCCCGGCTTTACAATGTCAATGAAAACCCGTCCATTAGTGGTTGCAAAGATGACTGAGTATATTAGGGAAAAAGCAGCTACAATACAGTCTAAAAGGTTATTACAAGAGATGCGAGTGTTTGTATGGAAGAATGGAAAAGCCCAAGCACAGATAAATTATAATGATGATTTAGTGATGGCCTTCGCAACCTCACTGTACGTAAGAGATACCGCATTAAGACTAAGACAGCAAGGTCTTGATTTAGCTAGAGCACAACTTTCCTCTTTCTCAAATCTTAATGCAAAAAACCAAGCTGTTATATCAACAGTTGGTTCCTACCAAAATAATCCGTATCTTATAGACATGGGTGGCCAGCAGAAGGAAGATATTAGCTGGTTATTTTAAACGAATCTATTTATAACTAAAGACATTTTAATTAAATGGCAGATAAAGGCTTATTTAGTAGATTACAACGACTATTCGCTACAGACGTTATTATACGTAATGTAGGTGGTGATGAGTTAAAAGTAATCGATCCTAATCAAATACAGACAACCGGTAAGTACCAGACTAACTCTCTTATAGACAGGTTTAGTAGATTGTATATCTATAATAATAGAAATATATTCAATCCTAACTTAAACTTCCAAACTCTAAGAATTCAGTTATACTCCGACTACGAAGCGATGGATACAGATCCTATATTAGCTTCTGCATTAGACATTATAGCCGATGAAGCAACAGTAAAAAACGATTTCGGCGAAGTATTAGCTATTAGATCTTCTGACGAAAATATACAACGAGTTCTATATAACTTATTTTACGATGTATTAAATATCGAATTTAACTTATGGTCATGGACTCGTAATATGGTTAAATACGGAGACTTCTTTTTAAAGTTAGAGATAGCAGATGGTCTAGGAGTATATAATGTATTACCTTATACAGTTTATCATATTTCTCGACATGAAGGAGAAGATATTGAAAATCCAACCAAAGTAACATTCCAGATTGACTTAGACGGCTTAGCGACTTCACAAAGCCCTAACTACACACCTAATACAAATAAGAAAGTAATTAAGTTAGACAATTATGAAATGGCCCACTTTAGGTTAATTTCAGACACTAACTACCTACCTTACGGACGTTCTTATTTAGAACCAGCTCGTAAGATATTTAAACAATTAACTTTAATGGAAGATGCGATGTTAATTCACCGTATCATGAGAGCTCCAGAAAAGAGAATGTTTTATATTAACGTAGGTCAAATACCACCAGCAGAGGTTGAACAGTTTATGCAAAAGACTATCAACACTATGAAAAAGACTCCATATATGGGTCAAGATGGTCAATATAACTTACGATTCAATCTTCAAAATATGATGGAAGATTTCTACTTACCTGTAAGGGGAGGTGATACTTCTACTCGTATTGAGACTACAAAAGGTTTAGAGTACGACGGAACAAATGACGTTGTTTACTTAAGAGATAAATTATTTGCTGCATTAAAGATACCTAAAGCTTACTTCGGATATGAAGGAGAATTAAACGGTAAAGCAACTTTAGCAGCAGAAGATATTCGTTTTGCTAGAACAGTAGAGAGAGTTCAAAAGATTATGGAATCTGAGTTGACAAAGATTGCATTAGTCCATTTATATGCTCAAGGCTTTACTGGTGAATCGTTAGTTAACTTCGAAATTAAATTAACAAATCCTTCTATTGTTTACGAACAAGAAAGAGTTGCTTTAATGAAAGAGAAGATTGACTTAGCGGCTCAAATGATAGATACTAAATTATTCTCTACAGATTATATTTACGATAATATCTTCCACTTATCAGAAGATAAGTACAATGAGATGCGAGAGTTAATTAGAGAAGATTTCAAGAGAAACTTTAGATTAGCTCAGATAGAAGGAGAAGGAAACGATCCTGCTCAATCAGGAAGATCTTACGGTACTCCACATGACTTAGCGTCAATGTACGGAAGAAGATCAACTGCTACAGATAGACTTTCAGGCGGAGGGCAAGGGTCAGTTCCACCAGGATACGAAGATCATCCAGCTCCACCAAAAGGGTTAACTGATCCAGGAGAAGAAGGCGGACGTCCTAGAACAAATATGTCAATGTATCACACCAATGACAATCCATTAGGAGGAAGAGATCCATTAGGGAGCCAAGGAATGAAAGGCGGTTATCCAAGTGATAACGAGAACATAATGGAAGGGTTAAATACAAAAGCTGTTTACCATCGAAATAAAGAAGTACTTAAAGAAATGGTCTTTAATACTCAGAAGAAAGATGAATCAAATCTACTAAAGGAAGACAATATTAGAGATTTAGGTGAATAAAGCATATTTATAATAGGAAACCTATAAGATGAAAGTAAAACATTCAAAGTATAAAAACACGGGGCTAATATTCGAATTGCTTGTAAAGCAAATCGCATCGGATACTCTATCTAAAAAAGATTCTCCTGCAGTAAGTGTATTAAAGAAATTCTACGCAGGAAAATCCTCTTTGGCTAAGGAGTATAAACTCTATGAATTTATATCAAAAAACAGTAATGTTTCTCCTCTAAGAGCAGAAGCAATACTATCAACAATAACGGAAATCTCTCGCAAGTTAGATCAAGCTGCTATTAAGAAACAAAAGTATGAATTGATTGCAGAAATAAAAACTCACTACAATGTAGACGAGTTCTTTGCAATACAGGTAAGAGACTACAAAGCATTAGCTGCTCTATATTGTTTATTGGAAACACAAAATAACGCAGATAATGTTGATCCTAGTTCTTTAATTGAAAATAAAACTACAATTTTAGAACACTTAACTTCAAAAGTACAAAATGAAGACGATGTAAAAGATACCTTAATCGAAGAGTATTCAAAATACGATAAAGATTTAAGATTACTTACATTTAAAATCTTATTAGAAAAGTTTAACGACAACTATAAAGATTTACTTCCGGAACAGAAAAATATTTTGAAAGAGTTTATAACCTCTGTTAACTCAACTACCCGCCTTAGAACAATCGTAAATGAGGAATTAGAAAAGATTGCAACAAAGGTAGCAGAGATGTCTCAGAAGGTATCTGACCAGGTTATTAAGATTAAACTAGAAGAGGTAAAGAAAGCTATTAAACCTGTGTCAAACAAGGAGAAAATAGGAGATACCCATTTAGTTAACCTTATGCAGTACTACGAGTTAGTACACGAACTTGAAACGATATGAAAATAAGCGAATTGAGAAAATTAGTACAGGAAGTACTACAAGAGGCTAACGTGACTAATGTCGGTGGTTCAACATACACTCCCGGAGCAAACGATGCATTTGCTACTCGATTTGCTTTCGGAGGAAAGAAAGACAATAAAGCAACAAATTATGCGAAGAAGCTAGGCTTTAAAAAAGTGAGCCGTCCAAGCAGACCTTCAAATACAAAATTAATAGACTATCTAAATGAAAACGCTACAAGAAAAGTTTAACGCTGTAAACGAAAACAGATATACAAAAGCTGAATTCTTACGTGATGCTCAAAGACATTGCCCTCAGTATATTACTCGATTTAACGGGTATGAAGATACTGTTCAAATTTTAAAGAACAGAGGTATGATTACAGAGGTGAAAGAAGTAGTGTACGATGAAAAGGTAGAAAATAAAATCTCACCAGAGTCTATTAGACGTGCTATAGATATTGAATTAGATGCTTGTGGAATTGATTCTGCTGGTAAAGTAGAAGAAAAAGATTACGAAAAAGCTAAGAAAAAAGCAATGGCTAACTTAGAAAAAGATAGTAACCACTACTTAAACCTTATGGCTAAAGAATCTCCTAAAGTAGATAAGCATGATAAAATGGTAGCTGCTAAAGATAATAATAAAGTAGATACTTTTAACGGTATGAAAAAAGCCGAATTAAAAGAAGCTATGAAAAAAGTTATTATTAACCTATTAGAAGATAAGCAACCATTAAATGAAGCCGCAGCAGAGAAATTAGAACAATACATTAATTACGAGAATTCAGACAATCAAGACTTAGCAGCAAGAATTAGAAAAGGTGCTACAGAATTAGCAGCACATATCGCTAAGATTGAAAAAATGTATTTAGATACAAGAGAAGATATTGAAGCTATTTATGAAGACATTGGTTCATTTATGGCTCCTGCAGTATCTAATGCATTTAAAGAAGATTTAAAACCAGTAATGGCCAAATATTTTGCTATAGAAACTCCAAAATCTAGACGCTTATCACCAGAAGAGTTAGAACAATTAGGCTACTCTGCAAGTAACTCTAGAGGGTCAACGTTTTCGTTAAGAGAAGGCAAAATTATAAAAAAGAAATAAGCATGGCATTATTAGTAGAAGTACAAACCTTTAGACCAATTCTTAGAGAATCTAAGGAAAGACCTGGAGTATTTGAAGTAGAGGGTATTATGCAACGTGCTGGAGCTAAAAACCAGAACGGACGTGTTTACGATAAGCGAATCTTATTACGCGAAGTAGATAAGTACATAACCGAGTTTGTTAAAAACGGTAATGCATACGGTGAATTAGATCATCCAGAATCTGCTTTAGTATCTCTAAAGAATGCATCTCATATCATAAAAGAATTATGGTGGAAAGGTGATGAGCTAATGGGTAGAGTAGAACTACTTAATACACCATCAGGTAATATCGTAAAAGAAATTATTAAAGCAGGTCATACTATAGGTATCTCTTCAAGAGGTACAG